TCGTGCAGAAAGGTTGATTGCTCAGACTCCAAGTATCTTAACAAAAGGCTATGCGAAAGGTACCGAGAAGTTTGGCAATCAACTTCTTCGTATAGTAAGGCGTAGTTTAAATACTGGTATACCTCCAAAGGGTTCTGGAGTATCTTGGCCAAAACATTCTCCAGGTACCATTAAGAAGTATGGAGAACATACAATGCTAAACCTTACTGGTCAATATGCAAAGTCCGTTACCATAGTAAAAGGTAAGAAGAGGACTTTCGTAGGATTACCAATTGGAATCAGGAAGATTACCTACACAGGTAAGACTTCAAGAAAAACTTTGAATCAGATTGCTATCATGCTCGAGTATGGTAGCAGAGATGGTAACTTACCACCTCGTCCTCTCTGGGGTCCTGCATTTAAGGCTGCAGGTGGAAAGGTACCCTTACAAAAGGAAATACGAAATGAAATCAGAAAAGAAATAAGGAGGGTAAAATAATGGCAGCAGATTTTGAAATATCCGCATTATCCGGAACAGGTACTGCCACTATTCGTGTAAAACCGAAGGCAATAAATGAAGACCGAGATAATATCAAAGAACAGATCCTCAAGGTAGTAGTACAGGGAGTAGAAAGGGAAGTAACCTTGGTTCAGAAAGCTAACACTACCCCTGCAGAATCCTGGAATACATACTGGAGTATTTCTCCAGACGTAACTGCCCATACCTTTGATGGTACTAAAAAGGGTGAGACTTTAGAGATAGAGGTATACAGCTATCAACAAAAGTTCCTCAACAATGTACCTCAGGATGAATATAGAGCTGTAGATTGGAAAATCGAAACTACCGTAGACTGGTTAGAAGTAACCCAAGAGGTAGGCGAAGGTAATAAACCAGGAAAGGCTATTATTAAAACTCTATCAAGAAATGGGGAGTATCAGTCGGGTTATTATAACCCAATTGAAAGGACTGGAGTAGTTAAGATAATTCAGAGTGAAAAATTTGAGAAAGCTATCAATATAACCCAATCTCCAAGTGTTCGAGTAGTTACCTATGAAATTAGACCAGTAGCAGGATTAGGTCACTCTGTAGCAAATAATCCTGCTGTGAAGACTGCTACCTTTAGGGGTTACATAGTGTACACTATCAATGGAGAAGAGGTAGCTACGTTTATTAGACCCTTCAGAGTACCTAAGATTGGGGAAACAGTTAATGGTACTATCCCAATCCCAAGTGGAGACCCTATTCCTTGGAAACTATGGTTTACGAATTACCCCTCAGCAGCAACGACCAGTGTTGATGAATTAACCTGTACTATCCATTATGACTGTAGGTTTTTTGGAATTTTATATACCTTAGTAGTAGAGGCTCAAATACAAGTAGGAGATGGTACAGTAAATTGGGTAAATGCTGATGAAGGACTTAGAGTTATTCCTGATCAAGCTTAATTATGGTAAATTCAGAAGAAGTAGTTGAGAGAACATTCTATATATGTCTCCTCAGCACCATGTTAGAAATGGGTCTTACCTTAAATCCAGAAGACTTCTTGCCCTTGTCTCAAGAAAACGAAAAACGTTTTGCAGAGGCTATCAAGGGTATGCCTAAGTTTATACCCTTGTTTGGTATAGGAAACAATCAGGTAAAAGGACCCAAGACTCTCCCCAGAATAACAATCGAACTGCAAGGTTATTATGCTGGTGATATTGGAGTGAACAAATATATCATTGGTGATAAGTTAGAAGACGGTAATTACCAAGCTTCAGAGTTTCCCTATGAGACTAAAGATATCACAGTTGATATACACCTCGTTTCTCAAACACAAGCCGATATGAGATTATTGCATACAATCTTATATGCTGGCTTACCTGCTAGAGGATATGTAAGACCATACTTTAATGACTTAGAGGAATGGAGCAAGGGCAGGCTTGACCCAACCGGAAACCTATTCATTGAAATTGGTAATTATTATGACCATCCAGATGTAGAACATGGTATACTTGAGAAGGTATATACTTACGTATGTAAAGATGGTATTCTCCCAGAAAAGCTTTTGGAAGAAGGTACACTTACACCTATCAAAGATATTACTGCTCTCATTGGATTGTTCGAACAAAACGAAAATGAAATGCTAGAGTTGAAGATACCTAAGGAATAGGTACAATACTCTAGGGTATAAATTAAACGAGTAATTAACTTTAATCACAATAGAATTATGCCAACTTCACCTCATGTAGATTTTAAGTTTAAGAACAACAATGTTCTTCAAACTACTCCTATGTTAGGAGTTTCTTGTGTATTGGCT